TCAAGCGTGCCGCGGCTGCGGCTGAGCCGATGAAGATCGGCGGCGGCATGATGACCCCGCAGGGTCAGTTCATCAAGGATCCGTTCGCGCAGCGTGATCAGCGGCGCACGGCGCTGGAGCGCCAGGCTCTGGGGCTGGAGCGGATGGCTGGCGAGGAGGAGCGCACCGCGCAGGCGCGTGAGGACCGGCTGTCGCGTGACAGGCAGTCAGATGACTTCAGGCGCATGGGGCTGGACCTGCAGAAGCAGGGCCTGGACCTGAGGCGTGACCTGGCGGCCAACAAGCCCGACACCCAGTCCTTCACACGCGCCACCAAGTTGCGTGAGGAGTTCGGCAAGAAGTCCGACAAGATCGGGGAGGGCGTCCGTCACGCCGAGACGGTGCTGACGCTGCTGACGGATCCGACGATCGCGCGCGACCCGACCAAGCAGGTGTCGCTGGTGTTCGCGTTCGGCAAGATGCTGGACCCCGAGTCGGTGGTGCGCGAGTCTGAGTACGCACTGATCTCCAACGCTCGAGGCGTGTTCGATTCGGTGCTGCAAAAGCCCGACCAGATCATGACCGGCGCCAGGCTGACCGAGCAGCAGCTCAAGAGCATGCAGCAGATCGCGCAGCAGCTCTTCGCCGGCAGCACGCAGCGCCGCCAAGACCTGTCCAACTACTACCGTGGCATCGCGGAGCGCAACCGGATCCCGGTGGATGACGTGCTGCCGATGAGGTCGGCGGGCGGTGGTGGCAACGACCTGGCGGCGGCGGCCGCGGCTGAGCTCGAGCGGCGCCGGAAGGGAGGCCAATGAGCCCCGATCTCTTGCGCAAGCTCTCCGAGGCTGACCTGCAGGCCCTGGCCGCGGGTGACATGTCTCGGGTTTCGAGCTCTGGGCTCCAGCTCATCTCCGGGCGCCAGCCTGAGCCTGAAAAGCCCATCGACCCCACCGAGGGCATGAGCGGCACCCAGAAGGTGCTGGCCAACATCGGCGGCGGCATGATGGACTTGGCCACGGGCGTGCGCCAGTTCTACACCGACATGACCGGCACCGACGCCGAGAAGGACGCCATGCGCGCCGAGGTGGATGCCAAGCGTGCGATGGACAAGCAACTGGCCGAGTCCACGCCTGGTGGCTCCATGGTGGGCAAGGGCCTGCAGATCTTTGGTCAAGTGGCCCCCACGCTGGCGCTGCCAGTAGGCGCTGCCGCCAACATTGTGACCAAGCTGCCGCGGGCACTGGGTCTGATGCGGGCCGCGGCGCCCACAGCGCGCCTGGGCACTGCCACGCTGGCCGGCGACGCCGCGCTGACAGGCGGTGTGCTGGGTGCTGTTGAGCCGGTGGGCACCAACGAAAGCCGAGGCGTCAACGTACTGCAGGGCGCGGCCATGAGCGGCGCCACGCCACTGGCCATGGCGGGAGGCTCGCAGGTTGCGCGCATGGTCACGCGTGGCGGTGGGGAGTCTCGAGCTGGTGAGCGCGTGGTGCGCGAGCTGGCTGAAGGCGGTGACCAGCAGGCCGTGCTGCGGCAGACCATGGATCGGCTGCGCCAGGCGCCGCAGGGCCCGATCCCGTTGTCCACGGCCGCCTCGCTGGCTGACCCGCAGCTGGCGCGCCTGGAGGCCGGCAGCCGCACGCGCAGCGGCGCCAACTGGTACGACTTTGACCAAGGCCAGGCGCGCTCGGTGGCCGACGAGGTCATCGCTGCCACGCGGGGCGCTGAAGACGTGGCCGCCAGGCGCGGCCTGCGCTCAAACAACCGGGAGGTGCTGGTCAACCAGGCCATGAGCTCGGTGAACGAGCCGGCCTTTGCGCGTGACCTGGCGGGCTTCCGCGCCAACCTCGACACCGCAGCGCGCTCGGCAGAGGCCAGCAACCCGGCCGTGCGCGGAATGCTGACGCAGCTGGCCGACGAGATCGACCGGCTGGGCCCTGACTTCAGCCCCCAGCACCTGGCGACTATCCGCGCCAACCTGGCCAGCAAGCCAAAGATGGTGCCAACCAACTCCTACGAAGCCGCACCTCGGGATAACCCCGCCACCATGAGCGTGCTGCGCGAGGTGGACAACATCCTGAACAACGCCACGGGCGGCCGCTGGAGTCCGGTGCTGCAGTCCTACAAGCGCGACAGCGACATCGTGCGCTCCTCGCAGGCGGCCGGCAAGATCCGCGAGTCGTTCATCGACCCGGCCACGGGCCGCGTGCGCGGTGTGTCGGCTGACGCGGCGGGTGACGTCCCCAAGATCACCGAGGCAGGCCTCGGGCGGGCGCTGGATTCGGCTCGAGGGCCGCGCAGGGAACTGGTGCTGGACCCCACAGCCAATGCGCGCCTAGAGGCCGTCTTGGCCGCCCTGCGTCAGCAGAACATCGTGCAGGGGGTCAAGCGCTCGGCCACGGCGGGCGGCGGCTCTAACACGGCCAGCGACACCATCGCGGCCGGCGTGGCTGAGCGCGCTGCCGGCATGCTGGGCGGCCCGGCGCAGCCTGTGGCCAGCACGCTGACCACGCGCCTGATGGACTACAGCAAGGGCCTTGAGGAGCAGGCCTTGGCGCAGGCCCTCCAAAACCCGCAAAGGATGCTGCAGATCCTGCAGCGCCAGGTCGATGCCGGCCAGCCCTTGACACCCACCCAGCAGCAACTGCTGGCGCTGCTACGGGGCGTGCCCGCGGTGGCGGCTCAGTAACGGAGACACGACATGCCCCGCAACGCATCAGGCACCTACACCCTGCCGTCAGGTAACCCGGTAGTGGCCGGCACCACGATCGAGGCATCGTGGGCCAACACGACGCTGGACGACGTCGCCAACGAGCTGACCAACTCCCTGAGCCGCACGGGCGCTGGCGGCATGCTGGCGCCGTTCCGGCTGGCTGACGGCACCATCGGCGCGCCTGGCATTGCTTTCTTGAACGAGACGTCCAGCGGCTTGTACCGGCCGAGTGCCAGCAACGTCGGCATCGCGGTGTCGGGCGTCAACGCCATGACCTGGAGTAACGCCAACGTGGTGGTGCCGTCTGGCATTCAATTCACCACCTCCAACTGCGTCATCAGCGGCCTGCCCACACCCACCTCGGCGTCATCTGCCGCGACCAAGGCCTACGTGGACGCAGCGTTGGCTGCGGTGACCACCAGCTCGACGCGTCAGACCTACACCGCGGCAGCGTTGCAAACCACGTTTGCCATCACCTACAACGTCGGCTCGATTGACGTCTACCGCAACGGCGCCAAGCAGGTCAACGGCACCGACTTCACCGCAACTAACGGCACCAGTGTTGTGTTCAGCTCTGGCTTGCCGGCCGGTGACATCGTGGACATGGTGGCCTATGGCGCTGTGGGTGGCGGCACCTCGTTGCAAGTGATCAGCACCAACACCGCCGCCGTCAGCGGCTGCCTGTACGTGATGACGGCGTCCCTGACGCTGACGCTGCCGGCCTCGCCTGCGGTAGGTGACACGGTCAAGGTCAGCAACCTGTCAGGCACTACCACCTGCGTGGTGGCGCGCAACGGCAGCAACATCCAGGGCCTGGCCGAGGACCTGACAATCGACAGCTTGAATGCGGCGATCACGCTGACCTACGCGAGCGCCTCTTTGGGCTGGGTCTTTGCTTGAGAAAGTAGCACCATGAGTACCCTTTCGCAATTCATTTCCGGCGGCAAGTCTCAGTCGCAAGTCTTCACCAGCGGCAGCGGCAACTGGACCGTGCCGGTAGGCGTCACCAATGTGCGCGTGTTCGCGGTAGGCGCTGGAGGGGGAGGCGGTGGGGGCTACACCTCGAGCTACCGCGGCGGCGGTGGTGGTGGCGGGGCGATCGTGGAGAGCGACCTGGCCGTGACCTCCGGCGCGTCTGTCGCCTACGCAGTGGGCGCAGCAGGCACGGCCGGGGCCATCAATGGCGGGGGCGGCGCTGGCGGCAACACGACCTTCGGCACCATCACGGCCTACGGCGGTGGCGGTGGTGCCAAGGGCCAGACGGGCACCGATGGCGGTGGTGGGGGCGGTGGCGGCTTCAGTGCTGCTGGTGCCACCTCGGGCAGCAACATCGGCGGCTCGGGCGGTGGCGGCACGGGCGGGGCGGGCGGGGACAACGGCGTCGGCGGCTCGGCTGGCGTCGTGTTCCTGAACGGCCAGGGAGGCGGTGGCGGGGGCGGCGGCAACGCCAGCGGCGGGGCCAGCATGGCCGGCGGCGGTGCTGCCAGCTCCAACCGCGGCGGTGGTGGCGGCTCCTACGGTGCCGGTGCTGCGGGCGGCGCGGCCGCGTCAGCCAACACTGGTGGTGGTGGTGGCGGCGGCGCGGTCAATACGGCCGGCAACGCCGGTGGCTCCGGGTATCTGATGGTGACTTGGGTGGGGTGATCGATGGCAACGAAGACAGCAAACCTGGCGCAGCTCAGCAACACGTTCGATGTCAACTCCTCCGGCGCGGTGAGCGTCGGCGGCTCCACCGGCACCTCGGGCCAGGTGCTGACATCGCAGGGCTCTGGGGCCGCGCCTCAGTGGACGGCCGTGCCGTCTGCGTTTGACACCGCGCTGGCCTTGCTGGGCAACACCCGCAACCAGTTCTATTCGGCCAGCAGCACGTTCACCGTGCCCAGCAGCGTGACGTCCATCAGGGCCTACGCGTTCGGGGCCGGTGGCGCTGGTGCAGCGGGCGTGGCATCTACCAGCGGTGGCGCTGGGGGCGGCGGTGGTGGATGCGCCTACGGCGACATCGCCGTCACGCCGGGGCAGACGGTCACGATCACCATCAGTGGATCGTCTACTACGGTGGCTATTGGCGCCACCACTTATCTGACGGCCAACGCGGGGGGCGCAGCGTCAGGTGGCACTGGCGGCAGCGGCGGTACGGCCAGCAAGGATGTCAGCGTCACCAATGGGGGCGCGTATACGGGTGGCGCAGGCGGATCAAGCGGAAGCAGTCAGTCTGGCGGTGGTGGTGGCGCTTCCGGTTCACCTGTTGGTATTGGCGGCGCGGGTGGCGCAGGAAACAGCAGCTCAAATTCAACGGGTGGTGGCGGTGGCGGTTGGGGTGGCGCTGGTCAGGGCGGTTTGTCCGCTACCTCTTCCCTTCTAACTGCAGGCGGAGGAGGGGTTGGTGGCGCTGCTTCTACAAATGCTGGAGGCGGCTCAGGAAGCGCAGCCAACTCAAATCAAGCTGGTGTTGGACGAGGTTTACAAAACTTGTTCAACGATCCATTACTTAGACCGTTGACTGGTGCGGGCGGATGTCTTTTTAGTGTCCCTGACACTTCTGTTGTTAGAAGTGAAGCTCCTCCAGGGTTAGGTGGCGGTTCCGCAGGAATTGTTGGCGGATCGTTTGGCGGAGGCGGCGGGGCTTCTCAAAGCCGCAGTGGAACCAGCAGCATGTTTGGCGGAGGCTCTGGAGGCGGGGCTTCTGGAACTGGTTTTGCGCAAGCGGGCGGCGGAGGCGGATACGCCGGTGGCGGCGGCGGAGGTGGGCAAAACAGTACCAACGTTGCATCTGGTGGAGCCGGTGGTACTGGCGCGGTCTTCATCTTGTACTAAGGAGCCGACATGAGATACGCATACGTTGCCAATGGTGTCGTGCAGGAGGCCTGGAGCCGCGACCCGTTTGAGTTGTTTGACGCCGGGTACGCCGCGCTGTTTGTGTCCTGCCCTGACGAGGTGCAGCAGTTCTGGACCTATGACGGCACCACTTGGGCGGCGCCGGCCACCCCATCGCGCGTTCCCGCCTCGGTGACCATGCGCCAAGCCCGCTTGGCCCTGCTGCAGGCCGGCAAGCTGGACGATGTAGACGCCGCCATCGCCGCGCTGCCAAGCCCAGCAAAGGAAGCAGCGCAGATCGAGTGGGAATACGCCACCGAGGTCAAGCGCGACAGCCAGCTCGTCACCCAACTGGCCCCGGCGCTGGGGCTGGCCGATGCCGCGCTGGATGCGCTGTTTACTCAGGCAGCAACTCTCTAAAACGGCCATGAGCATGACTGACACCGACTTCCAACGCCTCGAGGCGAAAGTGGACAAGCTGACCGACGCCGTGAGCAAGCTGATCCTCTTCGAAGAGCGTCAGATGAACCAGGGTGAACGCATCGGTCGGTGCGAATCAGGCCTTGCAGTGGCAGAGACGTCCATCGCCAGGGTAGACCGCAAGGTCGATATGTGGGTCAACAGAGGCATCGGTGTCTGGCTTGCTGCCGGCGTGGTGTTCACGCTGATCCAGTTCGGGTTCAAATTCATGTCGAGGTAGGAGCTCAGGATGCTTGAGATCGTCGGTGGGGGCCTTCTCGGCTCCATCTTCGGTGGCTTGTTCAGGCTCGCGCCTGAGGTGCTGAAGTTCTTCGACAAGAAGAACGAGCGCCAGCATGAGCTGTCCATGTTCACGCTGCAGACGGACCTGGAGAAGGTCCGCGGCCAGTTCCGCATGGAGGAGAAGTACGTCGAGCACTCCACGGAGCA